TTAGACTTTTTAACAAAGGCAACACATTTACTGTTTTACCCTCTGCTTCCATCGCCTTATCAAATTCTTTGTATCCTACTTTGGCGTTGGCGTAACTTCTAAGAAGTATACTTTCCATTAAATCTTCAGTTAAGACGTTTACATTTTTTTGGTAATCAACGCTAAGTCTACTCTCCTTCATATTATCGACACGTTCTAGCATAGATTTGTGAACGTTGTTCATAATTTTTTCAATAGCTTGACCCCTATTTAAATCAGGCTCTAGTTTCATGCCTAGCTTAATACCTGCATTTATCAAAGTATTAAATTCATCACTGGTAAAATCTGTCGCTCTTTCATCTTTAAGTATAAGGTTTAAAGTGTCTTGAACAAGAACGTTAGCTTGAGTTTGTTCTTTTATTAATTCAGTTTGACCTCTTTTTAAAGCAGCTTCTATTCCTCTTATTATTTTACCTACGTCTTCATTTGTGTCAAAATTAACGCCCTTTTCAGTAAGTTTTCTCTTTAGATTATTTACAGATCTATCACCAAGTTTTAACATTTCTTCTTGTTCTATGATCGATGTTGTCATTGCATCTACGTTTTTTAAACTCGTTATATCAGATATATCAACATTGGTTTTTGAAACTTTTGATAAACCTCGTAACCAACCTAAACTTGTCAAAGATGCAAAAGTAGTCCGAAGAGAATTTTCAACTTGTGTTTTTGTTTTTGGATCTCCCTCAAAAGATTTAAGTATTCTGGCTTCTAAATTAGCATAATCTGTTATGGAATTTAAAACAATATCCATATTTTCTTCACTCATTTTCTCTTGCAATTTAAATACATATTCAATTGCTCTTCTCTGTCTTCTATTTAATCTTTTTCCTTTTCCTTTTAAAAACTCTTCAAATTTAACGATGTTACCATCTAAAAATAATTCTTTTGGCACACCGGGAATTATTGAACCTAAAGATAGTACTGAGGTCATTGTGTTGTGTAATGTAGGTGCTTTACCAGTAATTACAGCACCTATATTTGATACGATATTAGCTCCAACTCTAAGAACATATTTACCACCTAATCCGTAAGCTAATGCACCTAAACCTTGAGCAGAATAGTAGTCAAGTAAAGGATCATCACCACTTGTGAGCATTTCAGCGACAGCAAACTGTGCCAAACTAGCAGGTGCTGATATTGCAAGACCTTCTTTAAATATAGGGTATGCACCTAACGAATAAGTATAATTTCTAAAAAGTTTACCTCTAATTGTATTTATAGTGTTAGTTAATTTCTTATATTCTAGGCTACCTTTAGGAAACTTTTTTCTGTCTCTTATAAGATTTTTCTTTTGATCTTTTAACCTTTGTAAAGTATTTGAAACTTTTTGTTGACCAAACCCTATTTCAAGATACTTATCGTTTAAAGATATTTTTTCTCCTTCAATATTTATTTGATTAGCTTTTTGTTTTAAAGTCATGCCTTTATAAGGATCATCTTTTATTTTTGTTGGTCTAAGTTTTTCTACTTTTCTTTCTAATTTCTTTACGGCAAATTTACCAAACGTTCCTGATAACTTTGCAAACGATGACATACCTAAGATATTTTCAAGATATATCATAAAAAAACGTTGACTTCTACCTAGTTGATCTATGCTTTCAAATAATAATTCTTCAGCCTGCTCTCTGTTTAAAAACTCTCTTTGTCCAACCACTCTACCGTTAGTATCAGTTATTTCTGTTAGCTCTTTAAATCTTGCCCTAGTGATACCCCCCGGCTTATCAATTTGCTTTTCAAGCTCCTCTATAATCACACTGTTAACTTGATCAGATAGTAGCTCACCACCCATGTAATCAAATATTTCTTTGTGACCCTTTACCCAGTTCTCTCGATCTTCTTTAGACGCATCCCAAGCTTCAGTAAAACTACTACCATTCTCGATCATATTTTTACCTATGATACCTCCGATAACTGCTTCTCCCCCAAACTTGGGCAAGTCAAACATCATACCCCTTTGTGTCTCACTCATGGTTTCAATCAAAGTTTTATAAAACTCGCCAGTGCTTACTCTATCAATAATAGCCTGCTCTACTCTAAGCTCATCTTTTCTACTCATTTGTAGATCAGGATACTTTTCGTTTAATTTACCAAAAGTTCCTCGTATTATTTTTGCAACTTCTATTCTTCCTTCAGCATATCTTTCTTGTTTTTCTTTTAGTGCTAAGTTGTTATTATCTTCACTTACAGCAACAGCATCACCTCTAGCAAATGCAATCTCTGGGCCTTCTTTTTTCTTTACACTTTGAAACGCAGTAAAGGCGTTATTTATTATGGTGTCGAATCTAGGCTTTTCATTTTGAAATCTTGGATCTTTGCTTAAATTATAAACTCTGTCTAACTTAGCTCTAGCATTATCTCCTAACTCTGGTATAGGTTCATTGTTTTCTAATTTACCAATAAATTCTTGAAAACCACCAATCGGTTTTCTTTGTTCTTGAATATCTTCTTTTGCAGTTCTAGCTAATTCTGATCCTTTTGGTAGACCTGCTGTCTCATCTTTTTTTGTAACGATTCCTTTGACAGATGGTATGACATCTCGAAGCATCCCTGCTTCTTTCCTTACAAACTTTTTTGTATCTTCTACCGTAAAATCTTTTTTGACTGCATCAGCTTTTTCAACTTCTTTAGTTTTTACAACCGTAACATCTTTTTCTTCAGGTGTAACAACCTCTTCTTTTTTAGGTGGAACAAACTCTGTATCATCTACAGATTGAACCTGTTTGATATCTCCTTCTTCATCTGGCTTTTTATTAGCATCTATTCTAATACGTAAAGTACCTCTATCATCAGCCGCACCCTCTTGTTTCGTCTTATCAAAATAGTCTACAATACCCCTAGCTTTCGCTTCTTCAGGAGTAAGACTAGGTAAATTATCTATGCTCTGTTCTTCAACGAGAGTTGCCATTATATTTTATCTCCGTCTTTTATGTGACTTCTTGGAACTAATTCAAAACTATCAGTGTCTATTACAGAATTTGGATCAGCATTTGGGCCAGTATCAGGCACATATTTATCATTTCCTCTTTTATTTTTATCCGTTGCACTACCTATGTATTGTACTCTAGAGTTTGGCTGTCCTACCTCTTGTGTCTCTCTTCTAATTCTATGATACTTTACTGCAGCGTGGACTATTCTTCGTTCTTTATCTGAAAGAACATTGAATGGACCTGTAGCTTCTGAAGTATAAATTGCGTGTATTAATCTCCTTGAGTCAACCAAACTTTTGGTGTCATCTAAAACTTGTTGTATTGCTGCCAGTTGAGTTGGTATGTTAGTAAAAATACCTGTAGCTCCTAGCCTTCTTAACTGGACTTCAAAGTCTTGGTTAGACAATCTTCCTGAAGGATCGGCAGCTCTTGCAAGATTAAATGCAAGTTCTATTTTTAAAGCTTCTATTTGCCCTATTTCATCTACACTACTTTTGTCAAAAACTTTTTGTATTGTTCGTTCAAATAAAGCTCTGTCATCATCACTACTAGCCGACAAAAGATCTATCGCCTGACTAAATTGACCTCCTTTTCCAAATATACCATAACCTAGTCTGTACATTTCTTTAACAAGACCATCACTAAGTTTAATATCTTTTGTTGTGTTACGGAGTTTTTCTAATTGTTTTTCTGCTTTTAATGCAGCCTGAAACCCCTCATCGTAGTCTGCTTTTTTAACACCTAGAATAGCTAACATTTCTTTTTCTTTAGATTGACCAAACGTTAATACACCTTTACTTTCTAAAGCTCCCCCCGGTTTTGTAGGTGGTTTCATAGCTATTGAAAGAGCTAATATTTTTTGACGTTCTGCTTTGTCTCCTTTTCCAAAAGTAGTGTTTAAATAATCCATTACTAAATCTTTTTCTATATTTACAGGTTCATTAACGTTTAATTTTCTGAGTTGGACAGCGTGAAATAAATAACCATACGCATTTCTTATATTTGCATCTCGGTTTTCTAAACTAATTTCACCTTCATACATTTTATTAGGAGAAAATTTATTTACATAATCAAATATGAATCTATTTGTTTTTCCTTTGTAATTATAATCCTCTGCCATTTTGTCAAATATTTTACGTTCGTCTTTATCAACAGGAGAGTACGGCATAGCAAGCAACTTGCCCTCTTTTTCATATGGAAAAATTAAACTCGAAAATTTTTCTACAAAAGTTCCTCGTATTTTATTGTCTTTCAAAAATTTTGAATAAGCTTTTTGTAAAGAATCAGCTTCAGTGGCTGTATCATTTGCACCATCATGGAGATCCCAAATTGGAGCAAGACTATCAAACCTGTTTAAAACGTCTGTGTGAACCATACTTACTATTTCATTATCTTTTCCTCGTATGCTTTCGTTTGATATATAACCCACATTATAATCCTGTTTATTTCTTTTAAATGATGAATTTAAGAATACTCTTTCATTAGGTTTATTTTCAAAGTGTTGTCTGAAACGGTTATAATTATTAGGATCACTAGCAAAATGATTTTCCAAAGATTGCCAAAATTGAGTTGATTTTTTATAACTATCATTTTGAGTAGTTTTCTCAAAATAAGTAGGTGTTCCCGGAAAAGAATAAGTTCCTAGTTTAATTAAATTTTCATCTTCAGCACCCATAGCAAGTTGCTGCAAATTAGTCATATCAATATTTAATCTGTCGCCTGCTCTTCCAAAAATATCTATAGGTTTTCTATCTGATACCTGTCGTTTGGCATCTTTTAAAATTCTACCTAATTCTTCAGGAACTCTTTTTTTAGGATCTGTTGCAGCTTCAAATACAAAGTTTTCTAGGTCAGCTATACGTGCATCATCTGCACCTCTAGCTTCTCTTTCTCTATCTATGTTTTTTGAAAAGCCACCAACTAGACCTCTTACAAATGATAATCCTACACTCATTCCTCTGTCTCTTTCGCTAAAGGTTGCATATTTAAAAAGTTTTCTTCGACTGGTTGTTCACCTTCACGTATGGCTTGATTTATGTTTTCTTGTATAAATTCAAACATGCGTGGATTATTTCTTTTAATTAAACCAAAGAATTTTTGATCACTTATTGTATCTCTTTGACCTGCATCTTTATTTTCAAACATACGATAGGGTATGCTTGCTTCTTCTGCCATGTTAGCCATAAAAATAGCTAATGGTGGTTTTATAAGTAATCCAATGTCAGGTGTGAATCTTCCCTCGTGAAATCCTTGTAAGATGTATCCTTCTAACATAACTTCTATGGATACACCACCTAGCATTAATTTAAGCATTTGATCTCTAACTTTTGGTTTTTTTAAAGATTGTATTGCTTTGTCCAAAACAATTTCAGGATCTACATCAAGAGGTGGTTTACCCCAACTCCACTGTGAATTATCTATTGTTAAAGAATATCCGGGAGGAGCTTTAGCAAATGGGTCTTTTGCTTGGATAGAACCTCTCATGGGTCTGTCTTGTCCATTCATCATTTCCATAATGTGTAACCTTTGTTATGTTGTTTTTAATTTTTTAGATGTTATTTTTTTAAGATTGGGCGAACCGACAGCCACAGTAGCTCTGTTCCCTCTTACGTTGGGTTGAATAACATACGAAGAAAACATATTGTTGAGTTGTGCATTGTTTGATGATCTAAGTAAATTTGTTAACGCTGTTTGTACATTTGGATTATCATAGCCAATTCTTCCTGACTGTCCTGCCGTATACGTTGCACCTGCTTTTGATTTTCCACTGCTGTAAGGAGATTTTGGACTAAATTGTTTATATTTTGTAGGGCCTTGATACCCTACTTTTCGTTTATCTCCTTGAGATGTCAAATAAGCACCTGCTCCCTTTTTTATAAACCCCATTACATCATCAGTTAATTGATCCCCTGCAGAGTAAAAGTCATCTGTATAATCTTCCATAAAATCTTCATATCCAACTACGTCTGCAACGTAGTCCACTCCTGTATCTATCCATCCCCCTATTGTATCAAAAAGATCACCAAACATTATTTAACTCCTTAACTCGCTATCCAAGATGCAAGCCAATCTCCTGTAGCTTCAGCTATAGCATCTCTTTGTTCTTTATCATATAATTCATTTGAATTAGAAAATTCCATAGCCAACATAGCTATTTCGTGTCTTCTTTGTGTTTCTGACTCGGACTTTTGAAAATTCCAAGCAGCGTTGTCTCGGTATTTTTGCCACAAATTATTTAACTGTGTTGTTGTTGCATTATATAAATTCTGTACGTTTATTCTATTTGTTTCATTCTGTATAGCTGTTTCTTGAGTGTTTATGTTTCTTCTCCACTCTACATTCGACTGATCAATAGCGTAACCCATGTTTGATTCAAACTTATCTCTTGAATCTTTAAAACTAGCTTCGAACTGTACAAATGTGTTTTCTTCTCCTGCATTAAATTGATCAACTGCAACTGATCTATTTGCATTGGCTGTTTCGACTTGTGCATCCATCTCGGTAAAAAACTCTTCAACTTGCATTTCATTTTTTGCATTTATTTCTTTTCTTGCATTTTCTTGTGCAGAATCTTTAAATACAGATTGCACTAATGCGTTGTAACTCAATTCGTTTGCAGATTGTTCTGCACTTAGATTAGCTGTCTCAACAGCCAACAAAGTTTTTGAATTGTTAACTTGTGCTGTTAATCGAGCGTTTAAATCTGCAACATCCATAGACGCATAAACTGCAGCATTTTTCAAAGCCGTTTCTTGTTTGTTGTTTAAGTTTTGTAGTTGTATCTTTGCATAAGCGTTGGCATCAGCAGTTGCTATAGGTATGCCTGATTCCATTAGTGCTTGCATCATGGCTGCCGATGCCATGCTTGACGCTCCCATACCTCGTTGTTGCATGATTGCCGACACTTTACGAACTGCAGGCGATGCCCACGCAGGGGGTGCTTCACCTTCTTCTATTGAACTAAATAAATCTTGTAATTGATACTTTACTGTTGCTCTTTTATCAAAAGTGTCTAAGTCTAAAACTTTAGCATCGGCTTGAGATTTGTCACTAACACTGCCCTGCTCTATATCTTCATCAGCTATAAGTAATTTTTGAGCATCTACGTCTGATATTTTTGCAGTCGTAATATCATCTGTTTCGTCAAGTTTTGTTTTTGTTCTTTCAATAGCACCAACCTGACCAAAATCTTCATCTATTGCACCAGTCTCATCTACTGGTCTAGTTGGTATGCTTACATCTTTAGTTGTTACATCGCTTGCTCGTGTTGTACTAGGATCGTCTCCTAAATCATAATCTTCATCGTCTAATATTTCGTTATCTTTTACGGTTGGTATAACAGCTTTTACTTTAGGTATGTTACCTTGATTACCTGCAGCAACATCACCAACTACGTTTTTAAGTTCTTCATCAGAAGTTATAGGAGTATTTGGGGTAGGTGTTACCACACCATCGTCAGGTGGATTTGTTCCTACCTCATCATCAGTAGTGCCACCCTCTTGCATACGTTTTACTTTTCTATATTGAACCATTATCTACTTCCAATCAATATCTTATCTAGTTTATCTTCTAGCCTTTTGAGTGCATCCATAAGATTGTGCATATCATCCTTTACATCATCTTTACGTGCATAGTCCTCTCGTGTCTTGTTCAGGAGTATTTGGATGCGTTTGACCTCTTGAAACATTTTGTTGAACGCCCAACCAAACGGCACAACAACCATTGTTAAAATTATGTTCCAGAATAACATTGGGTCTATACTTTCCATTTACACCTCGTCTGGAAAATCATACATAGGAGCTTTGCCAGTTACTTTTTCATCTGAATCTTTTGGCTCTTCAAACAACGCTATAAAAGCATCTAAATTTGCACAACCATTAATCTTATCTTCTATAGTTTTACTGGCAGCTCGAACATCAGTTCTATATGTACTAATATCAGATGGTATTGCAGTTGATGTTTCGGCTTTTCTTGTTACATACCAATCGCTAGATGAAAGTAAACTATTAGCAGTTGCTTTTGTTTTTGTTACCCATGTAGATTTTAACCCTAGAGAAACCATTTGTTTACCAGTAACAGGATCGTTTACTACTTTGCCATCATCATCAACTACGTTTACATCTGCTAGACTTCGTTCAACACCTTTAGATATATAAAATCTTTCATCAAATTTTTCTACAACTGGATCATCTTCCCATATCAAACCCCTAGTTTTTTTATAATCATCTGTCCAAATTGTCCAGTTAGGGGGATGTTTAATATTACTATCATCTACCCACGATCTTCCTACTTGTATAGTTCTTCCATTATGTTTCCAAGCCACTATTTTCTCCTATCTTGCATTTGCATATTTAAATGGTGCTTCGGCAAATGCCAAGTATATAAATGTATCACCTGATACATGATTAAAAAATCCTGAGTCATTTCTCATTTTTATACCATTACTTAAAAAATCCATTGCTACCCCTGTCGTATATACAGTATTAGATTCATTAGCTTGAAATAGATTACTAACAGGATTAATAGGTGACCTTGCACTATCTTGTATCGCCCAAGCATTTCCTGCTGTACGTTTAATCATTGCCCAAGCAGGTCTAAATCCTAGATAAATAAATACACCATCTGTACTTTCATTGGCTGTATAAATTCCAAATTTTGAGAATCCTTCTACCTCTGCAAAACAATAGGCAACGTAGGTATGAGAAGAACTTGTATTTACACTTACATGAGTACCTACACTAAAAACATTAGTTGTTGGTTCTGTATTATTAAATCTTCCACTATCTGTTCCTGAATTTACTGCTTGAGTAGCTTGTAAAGCTAAATACTTTCCTGCACCTAATACACTAAGATAGTTTGCCCAAGATGTTCCATTTTCAGTCCTTGATTTAAATATAATATGATCTGGTTTTTTACCTAATCCGTGTCCTATAGTACCTGCTGAACCAGTACCAGTATAAGTAACAATACTAAACCCTGCATCTGTGTTTGCTTGCACTGTACTTGCTATAGATGGAACACCAGTTGAAACACTATCTACTGCAATAGTTGAGGTTGTGCCACCATTTGCTTTCCAGTTCCAAAGACTAAAATTTCTTGAACTCTTATTTAAAAAATTACTATTACCTATTTTTAATGATCCATTATCATCAAAATCAGTTACACCTTCTGAATTTGTCTGTTCATTATCAGTTGTATTACTTGATAAATATTTTGTTACACCCCTTGAACTATCATATAATTGATGACCTATTGAATCTGCTTCTGCTTTAAACCATGCCCAGTCACTTACAAAACCAAGATCAAAAGTTCTTGTCGCATTATCATTTCCTGCATAAAAAGATGACTTAAAGTGATCATCAGATTGTGTAGCAGAATTAGGTCCAATAGCCGAGTCATCTAAATTAGCTGAACATAAAGCTAAAAAGCCACTTGGAGGAGCATAATAAAATTCACCATTGCCATTTGCATCGTTTGCATTAGCTGAACCACTTGTTTTTTCTCCTGAAAATGTATCATCTTGTCCAAAATTAAATATTGCTGCCATATTATAACTTGAAAAAGATGGAGATTGTGGTTCAGTGAGATTGGTAAACATAGCACCATTACCAGTTGTAGGGTCGGCACTACCTCCATAAGCATTAGCTTTTGCTACCCAAATTTTACCTGCATCCATATCAAGTGCAATACCAAAAACATTTCCATCTGCATACATAGCTGAACCATAATAAGAACTATCTGTTGAGGTTGAGCCTTGATGCTTATTACCATCATATAAATATACTTCTGATGCTCCTGCTGAATGACTATCTGCTGATGTCAATGAATTGTTTTGCCTAACACCAATTTTACCAAATCCTCCAGAACCATTTTGATAAACTTCCCAATACCATTTTCCAGATGTAAGGGTAAAAGTTGAGTTTACAATATTATTCCAAGCACTGCCAGTGCCTGCTGAAACACTTAAATTGCCTTCTGAAAGTGCAGACGAATTAAAAGATTTATCTAAAGGATTTAATGTGCAGAAGTTATTCTCAGGACTATCAGGCAATATGTCATATGCATCTAATCCAGTAGCAGTAAAATGTTGGTCGTTACCACTTGTATCAGCACCTATGCCACTTGCATCAGCACCACTTCCTGTTTGTTTGAATTGTAATCTAAAACCATTAGCACCATAAGTTACACTTGGTTCTTTGGGAATAAGAACACCATTTTTTGTTTCTGCAAAAGCTGTGTAATCTAAAGCAGTTTCACTAACAAAATTAATATCTGCCATTATTCCATCAAAGAAATAATTAGTACCAAATGAACTGCCACCTATTTGATGGGCAACTGCTTTATTAAAGTCATCTAAATTTGGGTCTGTGCCAAAAGTTGCTAGGACACCATTAATCCATAGTTTATTTAAAGTACCATTTCCATTTAAGACAATATGATACCATGAAGATGAATCTCTTAATAATCTTGATGTATTACGTACGACTGCACCATCATCATTAACACTTAAAAAATCATTACTTTCAAAATAGAAAGATGCACTTTCTCCAACTGGATTAAATAAACTACCTCGTCTATCTGATGTTTGATTAGTAAATTTAACCCAAGCACTCCAAGTCCATGTGTTTCCTAAATCTGAGCCGAAAGAAGGAGATACAAGTTTTGAAGTAGAACCATTGAATCTACAACTAGATGTTATAACATCATTATAAAAACCTGTTGATGGATTAGCAAACCAAAATGAATTTGAACCTGTCATTCTGTTTCCTTACGCATCTGCAAATGCTAATTGAGCAGCACCTAAATGAACTGTACCATCTGCTTCTACAAAATACGGTACAATATCTCTAGCATTAGCTGCTGTGCTTAATGTTATTGCTGTACCTCCTGCTGTACGGTACGTGTCGTTAGCATGAGATAATGTTCCACTACCTGTGCCATCTTGTATAAATAAAAAGATCCCAGATTGTCCTGCTACTTCATCAGGATCAGCAGGCGTTGTTAAAGTGCAGTTACCACTATTACTAACTGTTAAAATAAAATTTGTATATTGTGAAAAATCAGGTTCAAAGTTTCCACTAACACTTGCTGTTTGTGTAGCAGGTTTAACACCCTGATTAAATATTATAGCTGTACCATTTCCTGCATCAGATGATATGCTATCTAACGCAATGCTACCAACGTTGGTTATGTCGGAATCATTAAAACTTGTAGCACCAAATGTATTACTGGGTGAAAGAGAAGTTATACCATTGTGTGCAGTAATACCACCACCATCTGCAATCGTTATAGCATTATCTCCGTCAGTAAATCCTATGCTTGCAGTTTGTACCTCACCACCAACTTTTAAATCACCAGATACATCTACTCTTGTAGAAGCATTTAAATCAATAATTGCTTCACCGTCTATCCTTAATGTTCCATCTGTAGATTGTTGTATAAATGATGCAACATCACCAAATGTAAGTTTATTTGTGCTGTTTAATGTAAGTCCTGTGCCATCTGTATGAGTGAGAGTTGTATCAGCATCTGCACCAAATTTAAGAACAGAACTATCGGTAGTAAGACTTAAATCACCTCCTGAACTTAAAGCTAACTTTTCTGCAGCGGCTTCACTTGCACCTGTTTTAAAACTTAATTTAGTAGCGTTATTTGATGCACTGAAATCACCTTCAGATACTGCTTCAATTCCTGCGGCCACTAATATAGCATCAGTGCCTGCTCCTTCATCAGGTGCTTTAAAGAATATTGAACCTAAAACATCGTTTGCAGCTATATCATTATCACCTGCATGAAAAGAAAAGCTAGGTTCTTTACCATCTCCTGTGCCTACATGTTTAAGTACAAGACCATCATCAGCAACATGAGTAAGTGTTATTTCTTGATCATTACCAAATAATATTTGTCCACCGTCTGCAAGAAACAAATCAGAAAATTCTTTAGTTGCAGAACCTAAAGCTGCACCATCAGCACTTGTAGGTGATAAATTAGTTGTAATTAATGCACTTGTAAGTGTTTTATTTGTTAGTGTATCTGTTGTTGCTTTACCTACTAATGTGTCTGCAGATGCAGGTAAAACAACAGATACATTACCACTATATGCTGAGTGTGGAGATGCTTGTAGTTGTGTGTAGTGTTGATTACTAGATTCACAATAAAACCTTACGTAAGATTCTGCACCTGAGTTTTTAATTGATATACTACCTGACTGCATATCAATACCATTAGAACCGTCAACTCTAACAACACCACTTCCGTTTGGTGTAAGTGCGATATTACCATTGGATGTAGATACTAGACCATTACCATTTACATCTAAGTCACCACCTAGTTGTGGAGAAGTATCTTGTACTATCTCTGTTAAAGCTGAAGAAGTTGCAAGACCTGCAACCAACGCACTTCTAGCTATCTTTTTTAAAGCACCATCCGTAGCATCTACAGCTAAAAGAGTATCTCCGTCAGCAACACTTGATATTGCAGACAAATCAGTTACGGCTACAGGATTAAAGTTTGAACCATCTGCAACAAGTATGTGACCTGATGTGTTTGTACCCATTACTAAATCGTCACCAGTTATGGTCAAATCCCCTGTCACAACCACATCACCACTAAACGTTGCTTTACCTGCAAGAGCCATGTCTATGTCAAGAGCAGTTATTGCACTAGAACCATCTGTGCCTTTTATCGCAAAGTTTTTATCAGCAGTACTAACTGTTAGTTCAGCATCGCCTGAATTATTAGCTATGTCAAGAATGGATGTGCCATCATCTTTAAAGGTAACGTTAGCACCGTTTGCATCTAAAATAATATCTGCTTCTGCATCAACTGTAAGATTGTTAGCAGAGATAGTCATATCTGTACCATCTCCTTCAATCTTTTCACTAGCACCACCAAATACAATACCCACATTGTTTGGTATGTGTACATCAGATGTTGCCGTTAAATTTATTTTAGCACCTGATGCAATTGTTAAATCTGTGCCATCTCCACTTAGGTGTTCACCACCTTCATCATTTAAATATAACTTTTTAGTGCTGTCAATAACAACATCATCCATAAATTTAAAATGATCTTCATCTTCCATCCACATAAAAACACCGTCTGTGGTTTCGCCATCAAACGTAATTGTTATATCTTGTCCTGTTGTAGCTGCTCCAAAAGTAAGTGTATTACCTAATAGTTTAGTAATAGGGCCACCTTCGTTGTCGTTGCCATCGTGAGTATGTCCTGTGCTTGCTTGGAAAGCTGCTAGTAGTTGATCAAATTCGGCATTGGTATCATCTGCTGTGATTGTATCACCGTCTGCATATGTAGACTGTCTTGTGTATGTTGCTCCCATTTACCTTCTTGCTCCCACTTGATATTCTAAT